GACCTTGAGTTTGAGAACCGGGCGCAGTGATGAGGGTGTACGGCAATCATGAACTGATATGGCGAGGCAATTCGCTTTGCCTTGGCCGCCGTAAGCTCGCTGAGATTGTGCAGGATGACCGTTATCCGACGATGTGGCGGGTGTGTCGACCGGACGGGACGTTATCGGATATGCTCAACATGACGCGGGCAAGGGATGCGGCCCGTGGGATGGCGCTCGGGATTTTAAATAGTCAAGAAAGGCACGCGGCGGCGGTCGCTGGCGCGTTTTAACGGCTCCCCCTTGCTCCACCTAACCCCCGTACTTGAAAACGAGCCGGTGGCATTGCCCGAGTCAGGGCCGTCCATTGGCGTCGAGGACTGGGACACGAGCTGTCCGGACTGGGAAGAGCGGATTCTGGATGGCCGTAGCCTGGTGCCGGACCTGCCACTGTACGAGGCCGAGGCGGCGCGCGCGTTGAGGGTGTTCAAGCGGCTGCGGCTGCCGGACGTAATCGGGACGCCGACCTTGGGCGACGCGTGTGGCCCCTGGTTCCTGCCGATCGTGGCCAGCCTGTTCGGCAGTTACGATCCGCTGACGAACATCCGGCACATCTCCGAAGTGTTCCAGCTCATACCGAAGGGTAACTCAAAAAGTTCCAATGGCGGTGCGGTGATGCTGACGGCGCTGATCGTCAACCGGCGCCCGGAGGCGGAATTCCTGTTCATCGCGCCGACCATGGAAATTGCGGCAATCGCCTACAAGCAAGCCAAGGGGACCATCAGATTAGACAGTGAGTTGAGCAAGATTTTTCATGTTCAAGATCACATCCGAAAGATCACCCATCGCAAGTCGGGTGCGACCCTGCAGATCAAGGCCGCTGATACCGACGTGATCACGGGTTCCAAAGCCGTTGGAACCATGATCGATGAGACACACCAGTTTGCGAAGAAATCGAATGCCGCTGAGATTTTCATCGAGTTGCGGGGCGCGCTGACCAAGCGGCCGGACGGGTTTCTGTTCCAGACCACGACGCAATCGAAGTCGACGCCGAGCGGGGTGTTCGCCTCCGAACTCGAAATGGCGCGTTCGGTGCGCGACGGCAAGATTCGCGGGATGCCGCTGCTGCCGGTGTTGTACGAGCTGCCGGATCGGCTGGCGCGCGAGGGCGGTTGGCGGGATCGGCGGTATTGGCCGCTGGTGAACCCGAACCTGGGGCGCTCGACCAACGAGGACTTCCTCGCCCGCGAGGTGATGCGGGCCGATGCTGACGGGCCGGCAGCGGTGGCCCTTATTGCGTCGCAGCACTGGAACGTGCAGATCGGGATGTCGCTGCGCGCCGACGGTTGGGCCGGCGCCAATGTCTGGCACCGCGGCAGCGAGGACGGCTTGACGCTGGACGCGGTGCTCGAGCGCTCGGAAGCTGTCGTCGTCGGCATCGATGGTGGCGGCCTCGACGATCTGCTCGGCATCGCGATCATCGGGCGCGAGAAAACCAGCAAGGCGCATCTGGCCTGGACGCATGCGCTGATATCGCCGGAAGGCTGGGAACGGCGGAAAGCTAATACCGGGTTTTATGAAAGGTTTCAGGCCGACGGCGACTTAACCGTGGTCGAGGAATTGCCGGACGATATCAGCTTCGTGACCGACATTGTCGAAAAGGTAAAGGCCTCAAAGAAGCTCGCCGGCGTTGGTGTCGACGCATTGGGCATCGGCGGCATTGTCGATGCCCTCGCGAAAATCGGCGTCACCCAGGATGACAAACTTCTCGTCGGCATCCGCCAGGGCATCTCGCTGATGGGCGCCATCAAGACGGTCGAGCGCAAGCTGGTGGACGGTTCGTTCAAGCACGGCGGCCAAGCGCTGATGACGTGGTGTGCGGGGAATGCGCGCGTCGTGCCGACGCCGACCGGGATGAGGATTGCGCGCGATGATTCCGGCTACGGCAAGATCGATCCGCTGATGGCGCTGTTCAATGCCGCGGCGTTGCTCGCGCTCAACCCGACGCCGCAGAAGCGGCCGGAATGCCGATTGTTTTTCGCCTGAAATCAGAAATGCAGTGAGCGGCTATCTTGGGGGGACAATAGCCGCTCACGATCATGCCGCGCGCAGTTATCGGGGCGGCTGCGCCGGCTGATTGGGGTTCGGATTGGGGTTCGGTTTCGGCTGTTGATCTTGCGGCTTGTTCGGATCGTTGCCCATCGCGTCACCTGCTGTTCAGCCCGCCTGCGCCAAGACAACATCGCAGCGGCCAGCAAAGTTCCTGAGAGGCCACCATCATGCTCAATCGAGCCTACAGCCTGTTTGAAATCAAGCAGGTCGACGAGGACGCGCGGGTCATCACCGGCATGGCGTCGACGCCGACGCCGGATCGGCTCGAGGACGTGGTCGAGCCGACGGGCGCGCAGTTCAAGTTACCGTTGCCGCTGCTGTGGCAGCACGACTCGACGCAACCGATCGGCCAGGTCACGCATGCCAAGGTCAGCAAGGCCGGCATCGAGATTGTTGCCAAAATTGCCAAGAACGTGACCGCCGAGATCGACCGCGCCTGGTCGCTGATCAAGGCTGGCCTCGTTCCCGGCCTGTCGATCGGGTTCAAGCCGATCGAGCATGAGTTCATCACCGAGACCAAAGGAATCCGTTTTATCAAGTGGGACTTTCTGGAGCTGTCGGCCGTGACCATTCCGGCGAACTCCGAATGCACCATCGCCACCGTGAAATCGATCGACACCGCGCAGCGGGCCGCGTCTGGCCAAGCGATGCCGCGTCGTGTCGTTCACCTCAACCCGCCCGGCGCCTCGGGACATCCTCAACGGAAGTCCGCCCAGGAGGGCGATATGAAAACCATTGCCGAACAAATTACAGCCTTGGAAGCCAAGCGATCCGCCAGCGCATCGCGCATGGAAGCCGTGATGCAGAAGAGTCTCGACGAGGATCGCACCTCGGACGCGGGCGAGCAGGACGAGTTCGACAACCTTTCCAGCGAGGTCGAGGCCCTCGACAAGGACCTCGTGAGGCTGCGCAAGATCGAGCAGGCGAAGGCGTTCGCGGCTAGGCCAGTGATCAAGGCCGAGACGCAGCACGACGGCGCCGCGGCGCGCGGCGGATCGATCATCGTCAAGCCGCAGCCGAAGATGGAGCCGGGGCAATTGTTTGCCCAGAAGGTCAAATGCCTGGCGCTGTCGCAGAAGATCTTCCGCCCCGCCGCCGACATCGCAGCGGAAATGTACGGCTCCGACAGTGCCATCGTCGGCGAGTTCAAGGCCAACGTGCCGGCCGGCACCACCGTCAGCGGCAACTGGGCGGCCAATCTATACAGCACGGAAAGCGGCGCGGTTGCCGCGTTCCTCGAGTACCTGCGGCCGCAGACGATCATTGGTCGCTTCGGCGTCGGCGGCGTGCCGGCGTTGCGCTCGGTGATGTTCAACACGCCGATCGTCACGCAGACCGGCGGCGGTGCCGGCTACTGGGTCGGTGAGGGGAAAGCGAAGCCGCTCACCTCGTTCAACTTCGCGCGCACGACCCTGCCGCCGACGAAAGTGGCGAACATCTGCGCGCTCACGGATGAAAGTATTAAGTTCAGCAACCCGAAGTCGGATCTGATCGTGCGCGACAGTCTGGCGGCGGCGTTGCGCGAGCGTCTCGACATCGACTTCATTGATCCGGCCAAGACGGCGGTGGCCGGTGTCTCGCCGGCCTCGATTACCAACGGCGCCGCCACGGTGGTGTCGTCCGGTGACGATGCCGATGACATCCGGCTCGATATCCGCTCGCTCTACGCCAAGTTTGCCGCGGCCAATAACCCGGTGTCGTCCGGGGTGTGGATCATGTCATCGAACAACGCGGTCGCGCTGGCGATGATGACCAACCCGCTCGGCCAGTCGGAATTCCCCAGCATGTCGATGACCGGCGGCACGCTCAGCGGCATGCCGGTGATCGCCAGCGACTACATCACCAAGGCGATGAACATCGTCGTCCTGGTCAATGCCTCCGACATCTTCGTGGCCGACGACGGTGAGATCGCCATCGACGCCAGCCGCGAGGCTTCGCTGGAAATGTCGGACGCGCCGGCACACAACTCGGGCACGCCGACCGGCGCAACGTCGCTGGTCAGCATGTTCCAAACGAACACTGTGGCGATTCGCGCCGAGCGGATCATCAACTGGATGCGCGGCAGGACGCAGTCGGTCGCGTATCTCACCAGCGCTGACTGGGGCGGACCCGTTCACACCGCCTGAGTCTTTCTCGCGCCTGGGGGTGGGTGGCCTCCTCGCCCACCCCGTTTTTTCAGAAGAGACAGCCGATGAAAACGCGCTCGTTGACGGCGATCAAGCCGCACAAGTACGGCACCCGGCACTTGACCGCCGGCGAGGATTACGAGGCGCCGCCGCGGCATGCAATTGCGCTGGTGGCGAGCAGGAAGGCGCGCTTTGCCGACAAGGCGGCGCCGGCCAAGGTTGTCGCCGAACCCGAGCCTGCCGCCGAGCCGACCAACGACATCGAGCGGCTGCGCATGGAAGCCACGCAGCTCGGCATCGACGTCGACGGCCGTTGGGGCGTGGCGCGATTGAACTATGAAATCGGCCGGGCGAGGGGCTGATGCGCATCTTCGGCCTGCCGATTCCGTTTACCGGCGAGAAGCAAAAGGCGCTCAACTCGGTGCCGGAAGGCCGCGGCGGCTGGTATCCGATCGTGCGCGAGCCGTTCACCGGCGCGTGGCAGCGCAACCTCGAAATCAATGTCGACACCGCGGCATCGTTTCACGCCGACTTCGCCTGCAAGACCTTGATCGCCCGCGACATCGGCAAACTGCGGGTGAAGCTCGCCGAGAAGGACAAGAACGACATCTGGTCGGAGACCACCAACCCGGCATTTTCCCCGGTGCTGCGGCGGCCCAATGATTATCAAACCAGGAATCAGTTCTGGGAATCCTGGGTGCTGTCGAAACTCTCGCGCGGCAATACCTATGTGCTCAAGGTGCGCGATAACCGCCAGGTGGTGACCGCGCTGCATGTGCTCGATCCGACGCGGGTGCAGCCGCTGGTGGCCGACGACGGCAGCGTGTTCTACCGCTTGAGCAGCGACAACCTGGCCGACATCGACGACATCATCGTGCCGGCGCGCGAAATCATCCACGATCGCTTCAACTGCTTGTTTCACCCGCTGGTCGGGACGCCGCCGGTGTTCGCCTCGGGGCTGGCCTCGATGCTCGGCCTCAACGCGCAAAAGACCTCGGCGCTGCTGTTCGAGAATGCATCAGTGCCCGGCGGCCTGCTGACCACGCCGGG